GGACTTCATACCTACCTAGCACCCAGTAATGTGTGTGAAGGAGTTGGAGTTTTTGCTTTACACGACCTTCCAGAGGATTTTACGATCTGGAAAGTCACCAGAGAGCAGTGTGAGAAGTATGGATGGGATCAAATACCAAAAAATGTTCATGATTATGTAAATCAAATGACATTTTGTGATGAACAAGGGTTTTGGTTAGACTGTGATCTAGATAGAATGTATCCTGCATACTATGTAAATCATTCTGAAAGGTCAAATGTGCGTCTTGGAGAGTTGAGTGAGTATATAACAACAAGAATTATATTTAAAGGCGAAGAAATTTTATTTAATTATCCAAAAGAACATCAAATCTGGTTATGAGTACACTAATTACTAACCTCCCATCTTACGAAGTATGGGTAAGAAAGGAGTATTTGACCGATCATAAGTCGGGTCATGGCGAATTTGTAAAAGGAGTCTGGGTTTCTGCAAAAAGTATGCCTGGTCGTGCCTTTTATTTTGAGACTTATTTGCCTGAGTACGCTGCGATGTTCGACAAATTACCAATATCCGCTTTTGTCTCGTCCCCTGAGACACCAAAACCTGATATGACGTTGCATAATCTACAGTTTTGGAACTGTATGGACTATGGAGTGGTCGCAGTACAGAAACAATTCATCGGTTCAATGCACTATGAAGTGTATACTAGAGACTTTGGGAATCAAACAGGCACTTATATTTGCACTTTAGACAATTATCACTCTGATGTAGATGCAATTGACTACTCTACGAGTGAACAACCCGCTGAACATAAGTCTCATAACCTTCTAGAACTGGATAATGGGCAGTTTTGCCTCTATCCAAACAACAGAATGAGGATTTACGATAATAGTATTACTCCAGAAACACCAAAAGTGCCTGACTTTAAGGTTTCGACAGTTTATTATCAAGTTGAAAATGGTCATGATCGTGATGGATTGGGTTCAGAAGAGAATTATTTCTGGAAAACTGCAAAAGAAAGGTCACTTGACGTTAGTGTAGGTGCTGGAAATACAGATAATATGGATGTAGACTTTTATAATACAAATTTTATTAGTGGAAATATAGATATTTCAATTGACAACCCACCAGAACTAGGATAAGTGTTATATAACTCACATAAATAAAGTGAGTAAACTATTAATAAATGTACGGGCAAAGGGTTTCAAGGTCATTTAAGGACATCAGTTTGTCTTTTGACCCCCATCCAGTCACTAAAGATCTTCCTGTTCTTCGTAACGAGAGGGCGATAACTCGTTCTGTTCGTAATTTGGTACAAACAATACCTGGTGAAAGATTTTTTAACCCTATTTTGGGTTCTGGAGTTCGTAGACTTCTTTTTGATTTTGTTGATGTGGCAACTGCAGACGCAATTGAAAATGAAATATTAACTACAATTAGTAATTTTGAGACAAGAGTAAATAATGTAACTGTTCAAGTCGAGCCTAGACCCGATGAAAACAATTTCAATATTACAGTATTTTTTGATATTATTGGACAAAGTTTACCATCCCAGAATTTTTCATTCATCCTAGAAGCAACTCGATAATATGCCTTTCACTAAGTTTACAAATCTAGATTTTGATCAAATCAAAACACAAATCAAGAGTTATCTCCGTGCAAATTCCGATTTTAATGATTTTGATTTTGAGGGTTCTAACTTTTCCGTCCTAATTGACACTCTAGCATATAATACTTACATCACAGCATTTAATTCAAACATGATTGTAAATGAATCTTTTCTAGATTCTGCAACAGTTCGTGAAAATGTAGTTTCATTAGCAAGAAATATAGGATATGTACCTCGTTCTAGGTCTGCTGCGAAAGCAAATGTTAGTTTTACCTTTAACACTACATCTACTGCCTCTACAGCAACCCTCTCAGCAGGTCTAGTGTGTGTAGGAACTATTGAAAATAGTAATTATGTATTCTCTATACCAAATGATATTGTTACAACCATAGTAAATGGTGTTGCAACCTTTGATAATATTGATATATACCAAGGAACTTTTCTTAGAAAGCAGTTTGTAGTTGATGGATCACTCGATCAACGCTTCTTACTAGATAATTCTTTCATAGACAGCTCTACAATTGTAGTAAAAGTCAAAGGTTTGTCTGATACAAGTACTCTTGGAAGAGAATATTCACTTTCAAATAATATTTTAAACATAGATTCAACATCAGAGATATATTTAATACAAGAAGCGAAGGATGAAAGATATGAATTACTGTTCGGAGATGGATATTTTGGTAAAAAATTGGAAAATGGTGCAGTAATTACTGCAACTTACATAATTACTGACGGAAAACAAGGAAATGGTCCTACTAATTTCTCATATTCTGGTAGAGTTGTTGATGATTTGGGAAATCCTATAGTCCCTTCAAGCAATATTACTATTAACACCAATTCTGCAGCATCAAATGGTGGAGATATTGAAAGTATTGACTCAATTAAGTATTTTGCACCAAGAATTTATGCTTCTCAGTACCGTGCAGTGACCGCCAGAGACTATGAAGCGATAATTCAGTCCATTTATCCTAATACTGAGTCCGTAGCGGTTGTAGGGGGTGAGGAACTCGATCCACCAGAGTTTGGTCAAGTGCTCATAAGTATAAAACCAAAGAATGGTGACTTTGTTTCTGACTTTGATAAGCAAAATATTCAATCAAAACTTAAAAATTACTCATTATCAGGTATAAATCAAAAAATAATTGATTTAAAAGTACTTTATGTTGAAATTGATAGTGCAGTTTACTATAATAGTTCTCAAATAAGCAATGTGAACGAAGTTAAGAGTAAAGTAATGAGTGTTTTGAATACATTTTCTACTTCAAATATCAATAAATTCGGTGGAAGGTTCAAATATAGTAAGTTAGGTCAAATAATTGATGGATCTGACAGTTCAATAACATCTAATATTACAAGAGTAATCATTAGACGTAATATGAAGTGTTTATTAAATCAATCTGCACAATATGAGTTATGTTATGGTAATTCATTTAAGAAAAATGCAGGTGGTTTCAATATTAAGAGTACGGGATTCACTTTAGCAAATCAAACAGGCACATTATACTTTACAGATGTTCCAGACGCAACTGGTGATATGGGAGTTTTATCCGTAGTTAAAGAATCATCCGAAAATAATGAATATACTGTGGTTGCTAAGTCTGCAGGAACTATTGATTACAAGAAAGGTGAAATTATAGTTAACACATTAAACGTAACATCAACTGTTGCAGCAAATGATGTAATTGAAATACAAGCATTCCCAGATTCAAATGATGTAATTGGTTTGAAAGACTTATATTTGAGTTTTTCTGTATCTGACAGCACAATAAATATGATTAAGGATACAATTTCATCTGGAGAACAGATATCTGGTGTCGGATATAAGACAACATCAAGTTATTTGAATGGAAGTTTAAAAAGAGGAGATATATCAACTACCACTTCTTCTATATCAACTACAACTACTACATCATCAACTACAACAACCACTAGCTCAGGCTCATCATCGTCTGGAGGCGGATACTAAGAAATGATACAAACTGGTTTTGAGAAACGAGTACAGGTTCAACAAATACTTGCGAATCAACTCCCCGACTTCATTCGGGCAGAGAGTCCAAAGACGCTTGACTTCTTAAAACAGTACTATATTTCACAAGAGCATCAATCTGGTGCCACTGATCTTACAGATAATTTAGATCAGTACATAAAATTAGATAATTTAACTCCTGAAGTCATAACTGGAAAGACTACATTATATTCTGGTATAACTTCAACTACAAATAGTGTTCAAGTATACTCTACAAAAGGGTTTCCTGATCAATATGGTCTTTTTAAGATTGATAGTGAGATATTTACATATACAGGACTAACTACAAATACATTTACTGGTGTTGTTCGTGGTTTTAGTGGAATTAGTAGCTATAGAACAGATTTAAATGCTGAGGAACTTCTTTTTGAAGATACTAATCAAGCATCACATGATGCTGGAAAGGAAGTTATCAACTTAAGTTCAAATTTTTTAAAAGAATTTTATAAGAAATTAAAATATACACTTACACCTGGTTTAGAGAACGTAGATTTTGTTTCAAACCTTGATGTTAACAATTTCATAAAAGAAGCGAGATCATTTTATGAAGCAAAGGGAACTGAAGAGTCATTTAAGATATTATTTAAGGTATTATTTGGTGAAGTACCAAAAGTTATAGATTTAGAGCAACATTTACCAAAACCATCATCTGCTGAATTTTTAAGAAGAGAAATAGTTGTTGCTGAAAGAATATCTGGCGATCCTGATAAACTTGTTGGTCAAACAATTAAAAAAGAGTCTGATTTGGAAACTCAAGCATCAGTTTCTGAAGTTGAGATATTTACAAGGTCTGGAATAAGCACATATTTTAAATTAGGTCTATTTGTTGGATTTGATGACAGAGATTTAATTGAAGGAACATTTGAAATTCAACCAAAAACAGCAAATATTAATCCAGTATCAGTTGGATCATCAGTTATTACTGTAGATAGCACTGTTGGGTTTGGATCAACTGGAACTATTCTTTCTGGTGCTAATATTATTACATATTCATCAAAAACAGTTAATCAGTTCTTAGGATGTGATGGAGTTGATAATGCAATGGGTGTAAAATCACCAATAAGGACAAATGATGTCTTTTTTGGTTACGAAGACGGTGATTTAACTAAGAAGGTTGAAATAAGAATTACTGGTGTATTATCAGACGTAGAAACTATTGGTGATGTTACTTCAACTACTGAAGGAGAAAAGATATTTGTTAAAAATGTTGGTGAAAAGATAAAAAATCCTGAATTTAACAAAACATATAAACAAACCTTTGCAAATTCTTGGATTTATAACACAAGTTCTAGATTTTTTGTTGATAATACTAATAATGGATTTAATTTAAAAACTACACCAGATCCATCTGCACTTAAAGTTGGTGATATTGTAGATGTGCTTTTAGGAGCATCTGAAACTGTAGAGTTTGCTGATGCGACAGTACAGACAATAAATGGAAGCACAGTAACATTAGGTGGATTGAGTGGATCACCCTCAGCAACAACTGATTATTCTATACGTAGAAAATTAGAGACAGTAAACAGTAGTGGTGCTCCTTTAGTATATGGAAATGATTTAATTACTGCAGATATTCAAAATTTATATACCGAAAAGGAAAATTGTTTTTATGTAGCGTCTAGTTCCCTTCCATCATACACATTAACAAAAAATCTTGACCAAGCTATAATCACATCTCTTGTATCTACTAATTTGCAAGAATTTAATACCAACAAACTAAAATATAGTGTAATATCATTCAATAGTGATGTTCCATTTAAAACAGGCGAAGAAGTAATTTACAATGCAGAAAATAACACTCTTGATGGATTAGAAGATAGTGCGTCATATTTTGTAAAAGTATTAGCAGATAAGAAAAAGGTACAACTATACAGATCAAGATCATTAATTGATGCAGATAATGCTACTACACCAACTCGTGAATATTTTTCTGCACCTGCAACATCTGGATTTCATAAGTTTACTTTAGTTACTCAAAAGACACAATTTATTCATCCTCAGAAGTTATTACGTAAGTTTCCATATACACCTGATGTAAAAACAGGAGAGAACACTCTAACAGCACCAGGTGCTCTTGGAATGCTTGTGAATGGTGTAGAGGTTATAAACTATAAGTCAGCAGATAAAGTTTACTATGGACCGTTAGAGAGCGTTAGAGTGTATAATGGTGGAACAAACTTTGATGTTGTAAATCTACCATCAGTAACAATAAGCACAGGATTAACCACAGCTCTTGTTCAACCAGTAGTGAAAGGTAAACTTACTGAAGTCTTTATTGATCCACAAGATTTTGATATTAAGAAGGTATCTTCCGTCACTATTACTGGTGGTAATTCTTCTGGTGCAATATTGGATGCTCAACTAGAAGAGAGACATAGAACTCTTACATTCGATGGAAGACAGTCTACAGTGGGTGGCGGTATAGATGTAACTAATGATAATATCACTTTCCCGCAAAATCATAACTTAATAAGTGGCGATGAGATAATTTATAATCGGAATGGTAATACAGCGATTGGAGTTGGTATTAGGACAACTGCATATCAGGACGGTATAAACTTAATTACTGGATTAACACTTAACAATGGATCGGTTTATGTCGCTGAAGTAGTTAATAATAAAACAATTAATCTTTATGAAACCGTATCAGACTACTCTGCAGGTATTAATACTGTAGGATTTACTACTGCAGAAACTTCTGGTATTCATAAATTCAGAACTAAGAAGGCAAATAACACAATTTCTAAGATTTCTGTAGTTAATTCTGGAATAGATTTTGAAAATCGTAAATTAATTGTACAACCAACTGGAATTAGTACTGCACATGATACTATTTTCTTCAAAAATCATGGATTTAGCAGTGGTGAAAAGATAGTTTATTCAACAGATGGCACATCTATAGGTGGTTTAGACACAAATCTACAATATCAAGTAATTAAATTAAATGAAAATGAGTTTAGATTAGCAAATGCTGGTGCAGCAGGAACAATTTCTGCAAATTATGATAGAAATAATTACGTAAATATAGTTTCTGTAGGTAGTGGTAATCAAAATTTTGCATATCCTGCAATTAATATTACAGTAAATGCAGATATTATTGGTGGAGTTGGGGTAATTACTGCAACTCCTGTAATAAAAGGATCAATTTCTGACGTTTATTTGTATAATGCAGGAACAGGATATGGATCTACAACAATTAATTTCCACAAAAAACCAGATATTTTTGTAAAAAGTGGTAAAGGTGCAGAATTAAAACCAATAATTGATGGTGGTAAAATAATAAATGTGCAAGTCACAAATACTGGAAGCGAATATACATCTCCTCCTGATTTAGAAGTTGTCGGTATTGGATCAGGAACTGGTGCAAAATTAAGAGCAGTAGTTGAAAACCAAAAGGTTACTGACGTTGTTGTGCTTAATACAGGTATCGGATATACTTCTGCTACAACATCTATCAAAGTAACTTCTAGAGGTTCTAATGCATCCCTAGAAGCGTCTATAAGGCACCTTACACTTAATAATCATGAAAGACATGGCGATGAGATTTTAGTGGATACAGAGGACGGATTACAGTATGGTATGATAGGATACTCAACTGCAATAGGTCTTTCTGAGTTTGGTGATAATAGTATAGATCACTCACCAATTATAGGTTGGGCATATGATGGAAATCCGATATATGGTCCTTATGGGTATGATGATTCATCGAATTCTAACTCACAAATAAGAAACTTAACAACGAGTTATGTTTTATCAACTTCTAGTGTGGTTGATAGACCATCTGGGTTTGGAAATGGATTTTTTGTAGATGATTATAAGTTTGATAATTCTGGAGATTTAGACAAACATAATGGTAGATATACAAAAACTCCTGAATTCCCAAATGGAGTTTATGCATATTTTGTAGGGATTAATACAAATACACAAACTTCTGTATTCCCACACTACATTGGTGATACTTACAGATCAAAACTAATAGCACAGGAAGTAAATCAGTCATTTGACTTTAATAATTCGGATTTAATTAGAAATACTCTACCATATGCTGTTGGTGATATTGGATCTGATAATGATTTTATTAATGAACCTAATGAAATATTACTACAGAGTTCTACTATTGAATCAGTAACTAGGGGATCAGTTCAATCATTTGATATTCATGAAGCAGGTGAAGGGTACAAAGTAGGTGATCTTGCTACATTTGATAATACCGATACTAATGGTGGTGGTATTAGTGCATTTGTTGATTCTGTTACTGGAAAAACTGTAGAGAATTTATCTACAATTATTGAAGATTATCAAAATGCAAAATTAGTTTGGAATAAATCTGGAGAAATATCTGTACATAATAGTCAACCACATACTTTATTAGATAATGATACAGTTGTTATTTCTGGAATATCAACATTTATTTCAAAACTTACAGGTGAACATGTAATTGGTGTTTCTTCTGAGAAGACAAAATTAATTTTAGATACTCCATCTATAACTGCAGCAGGTATTGTTACTGATATTTACGTATCTACTGTACCAAATATATCTGTAGGATCAACTATTGGTATTGGAACTGCTAGATTATCTGTTTTAAATGTATTCTCTGATAGAAAAGTAATTCGTGCAATCACAGAACATACTGCAGGAATTCATACAGCATCCACAGAATTAGTAGAAATTACTGATAAATTCACAATTCCTCTCAAAACACCATATTTTGAATCTAAATTAGATGATAAAGTATTTTTCAACCCAACTCAGGAACTGGGTATAGGAACAGTTTCTGGTCAGAGTGGTATATCAACAATAGTAATTGGTAATATACCAATCCCAACTTCAATACCAAATCAAAGTATATTCATACCTAATCATCCATTTGTACAAAATCAACAAGTAATTTTAACAAAAGGTGGTAGTACAAGAATAGTTGCATCAAATACAGGTGATAGTGCTACATTTAATATTCCTGAAACAGGTGAAACTCAAACACTGTTTATAATTAATAAGTCAGAAAATTTAATTGGACTAACAACCGAAGTTGGTTTAACAACAAGCACTGATGGGTTATTCTTCAGATCATTCAATTCAAACAATAATGACACTGATTTTCAATATTCAATTGAATCAAACTTCACACAAGAAACTGCTAGAGTTGAAAAAATAAAATCAACTGTTTCAATATCGACTGCTCATGGATTAGAAAATGGAGATATTATAACTCTTACAGTTAAACCAAAACAATCTTTAGGAGTTGGAACATCAGAATCACTATTAGTTAAGTATAATTCAGATCATGATAAGATTTTAATAAATCCAATATCATTCGGGTCAACTGCTGTAAATTTAACTAAGAATGAGTTTGAACTTACATCTCATGACTTTAGAACTGGTGAAAAAGTATTTTACAACTCAAGTAGTTTTATAAGTGGATTGGGAACTGGATCTTACTTTGTTCATAGAGTTGATGATAATAAATTTAACTTATCTTTGACTAGAAAAGATAGTTTAACTGAACCTCCTTTAATTATAAATTTAGGATCACAAGGATCTTCTCATGAAATAAGCAAAATAAATCCAAAAATACCTGTAATCAAAAATAATAATTTAGTATTCAATATGGGTGACGCATCACTCAGTGGATATGATATGAAGATATTTTATGATAATACATTTAATAATGAGTTAGTTTCTATTGGTGCGACCACAGGATTCAGTGTTGTAAGTTCTGCAAGCACAGTAACTGTCTATTATAATGATGCTCTACCATCAAAAATTTATTATTCTCTTGAAAAATCTGGATTTATTAGTACAGCAGATACGGATGTATCAAATTATTCTGAGATAGTATATGAGGATAGTAGTTACAATGACTCCTACACCATATCTGGTGTTGGTGCAACTACTTTTGATATATCTGTAGGCGAATCGCCAGAACAATTGTCTTATGTAAAAACAACTGCAGATTTAACTTATACTACTAAATCATATGCGGTAGAAGGTGGTGTAGGATCACTCAATCTAACATTTGGTGGTGCAAACTATAAGAAACTACCAGAATTTGTAAGTATCGCATCTACAAGTGGTATCAATGCAGATGTCATTCCTGTTTCAACAGAAGTTGGTAGAATTAAAGAATTTAATATTAATGATCAAGGTTTTGACTTCTCTGCCGATAAGACATTAAATCCAGAAGTTTATATTTCACCAAATATCACTGTAGTGGATCGTAATGAAATTACTAGTATTGATATACTAGATGGTGGTAAAGGATATACATCTCCACCAGATTTATCCTTAGTTAATCCATCTACTGGAATTAAGTATGATACTGGAGTTCTAAAAGCAAAAATACAAGGTTCTGCTATTAGTGAAATAGAAATACTTGAAACACCTGTTGGGTTGAATGAAGTCACAAATATAGTTTTTGCAGAGAATGGTGATAATGGTATTGGTATAAACAGTTGTTTCTCAAATACCACTGGTATTGTGACATGTTTCTTAGCAACTCCGATAACTGGGTTTAGTGCAAATCCATTTGCTGTTGGTGATAAGGTATTCGTGGAGGGAATAGTTAACATATTGAATAATGGGGATGGATTTAATTCTGCAGATAATAAGTATAATTTCTATGATGTGATAGCATATTCAAATACAAATCCTGCAAAAGTAGTATTTGATGCATCACAGTTCGTATCAACTAATCCTGGTATTGCAGTTACTTCACAAAACTCCTTCGCATCAGTTATTAAGAAGGATGATTATCCAATATTCAAAGTAACACAATCAGCTAAAGCATTCATTGAAGGTGAAAGAGTATTTACTAAGGTTGGATCTACATTTGTAGAAAGAGATTTAATTATAACAGAAAACTTAAATGATACTGTCAAAGTCTATGGAACGTACGATTTAAGCGTAGGTGATCAAATCTTTGGTCAAAATTCAGGAACACTTGCAACTATTAAGTTACTTAAAGACAATAAAGCAACATTCAAAGTTGATTATTCTTTACGTAAAGATACTGGTTGGTCTGATGATATTGGTAAACTTAATCTAGACTATCAAGTATTACCTGATAATGATTACTATCAAAATTTATCATATACAATTAAGAGTAGTCAGACTTTTGATAAGTTATCTTCATCTGTAAACGGTTTATTGCACCCAACAGGTCTTAAGAATTTCTCAGATACAGGAATAACAACAGTAACTAAAGTATCAATAGGATCAAGTGTAGATTCAACTAGCACTGCTACATTAGATATAGTAAGTGAAAAGAGAGTTGATACTCTTAATTTCTTTGATCTTGGTATTGATATTGATACACTTCCTGATGATATCAATCCAACTAAATCTAAGTTTATCAAGTTTAATAATAAAAAATTATCAGACTTCATTAATTGTATTAGTAACAGAGTTCTTTCAATTGATGATTTCAGTTTAGAATTTTCAAATGCAGGTGGTAATGAGTCTGAATTATTTGCTGATGCTCATGATTACAATATACTTGATGGGTATTCAAGATTCTTAGTTCAAGTTATTGATCCTGCAGGTAGTGAGAGACAGGCAACAGAAATTATTACATTACCATCTCCAACAGGAGATATTATTACATTTGAGAAAGGATCTCTCGATAATAGATCTGATCATCAAATTGCAAATTTAGAAGGTGATTTAACTGACAGTACACTCAGTCTTAGATTTACACCTTTTGAAAAATTCAATACTGATTATGATTTGAAAATTATTAAAAATAAATTTACATCTTCAGGTATTGGATCTACCTCTATTACAATAGGTTTTGTTGATTTAATATCATCAAATCAAACAATTAGTACAGGATCTACCTCTAATTTACTTTATAGAGAAGCAGGAAAAACTGAATCATTATTTGTTAATGCTGAAATATTAAATGGAACTACTAATGAAAGAACTTATGCAGAAATATTCATAGATCACGATGATACTAATACTTTTACATCAGAGTTTTACTTTGATAATGATTCAAATGATTCAATATCTGATAGATTTATTGGTACTTTTACGTCAAGTATAAGTTCTGGAATATTAACTCTTGATTACACAAATACTGATCCTAATGATGTTACTGTAAGAACAAAGATAGTTGGATTTGGAACAACTGCTTCAGGAATAGGAACACATACATTCAAAGCAACTGGACAACCTGATACTTCTGTAAATTCTGCTAGATTACAAACAAATTATGTAAGTATTGCCTCTACTGGAACTGTGTTTAGTGTTCTTAAGTCTGATGTAACTACAATTAAATCAACTGCAAAGGTTGGATACGGAAATAGTTCTGCCTTACATCAATTCTTGATTATTAACGACACAACCGATTCATACATTACTCAATATCCATTTTTACCTGTAGGGACTGGTAATACAACTGGAATTGGTACTTTTGGATCAGAATTTAGTGGTTCTAATTTAAATGTTAGATTTTTCCCTGACGCTGGTGTTTCTAATGTTACAGTTCAGACACATAGTGAGATAATTCAGACAACAAGTGATTTTGTTAATTTACCAGAAGTTTTATCTTATGGTACAGTGAGTGAAGAGGTCATAACATCCGCTTATAATGCTCGAAATGGAAATAGAGTTAATAAGACTGATTTTGAAGTCAAGCATGAAGGAACTCCAATATTTCAAAAAACATTTGATCCAACAACATCATTAAATGTATCAACTGGCATATTTAATGTACCAAATCACTTCTTTAATACTGGTGAAAAACTAACATATGCTGCAGGATCAACATTCTCAGGTGTTACAGCAGCGAGTCTACAGACTGGTGGTAGTAATATTCCAACAACTGTATATGCAATAAAGAGTGGATCTGATGAATTTAAATTAGCAACATCAAGAAATAATGCTCTTGCAGGAACTGCTATTGGATTCTCTACTTTTGGTTCAGGAAATGCTCATACACTTGAAATGGATAAAAAGTTGACCAAAGCTATCATATCTTTAGATGGTGTTGCTCAAAGTCCAGTAGCATTTACAAAACTAACTTACACACTTCAAGATAACTTTGGGTCTGTGGGTGCTGCTGAGACAGTGTTCTCATTATCAGGTATCGGAACAATCGCTAGTGGTGATCTACTTAAAGTTGATGACGAGTTCATGAAGGTTAACTTAGTGGGTTTAGGAACTACTGCAGTTGGACCTATCACAGGATCAGGTACATTCAGTCTTGTTAATGTTGATAGAGGTGTAGTAGGATCAACTGCTGCATCACATAATGATGCTGCAACCGCTAGAATTCACTTAGGATCGTACAACTTTGTAGGTAGTAAGATACATTTCACTGAACCACCATTAGGTAATAGTACAAATGTTATTAATGATCAGACTCTCATCCCTGAAGCTAGATCTACATTTGGTGGAAGAGTCTATACCAGACAGGATTACACAACAAACACTGTATTCGATAATATCAGTAGAGACTTCACGGGTATTGGTGCAACATATACTTTAACCGTTGGTGGTGCAAATACTACAGGTATTGAAACTGGAAGTGGTGTTTTATTCTTGAATGATATATTCCAGACACCTACAACAACTAATAATTCTGGCAATATTTACGATTTTACAGAAGGTGCGACAGGAATCACAAGTGTTACATTCACAGGTATTACTGATGGAAGTAATAATTTAATAATATCAAATGAGGATGTAAATAAGAACCAATTACCAAGAGGTGGTGTAATTGTATCACTTGGATCTACAAATGGATTAGGATTTGCACCATTAGTTGGTGCAGCAGTCACTGCAGTCAAGAATCAAAGTGGTACTATAACTGCTGTTGGTATTGGAACTATGGATACACATGGTTCTGGATATAGAGGCACTGTAGCGATTGGTGTAACAGATGTAGCGTATGAGCATAGATTTGAGAGTGCTGGTATAGGATCTATAAGAAAAGGAAACTTTGCAGGTCCTGCATATACAGCAACTAATGCAGTATACACTTCATTTAGCGGTGAGTTTGTAATTACAATACCAAGTCATAACTTGGTTGTGAACGATACTGTTGGTATTGATACTGGTGGTATTGTCTTCAGATGCTCAAAGGATCATTTCCAAACCCTACATCCATATCCACGTTCAGGTCCTACACCAACATCCACAAATGGAGATCCAATAGTTGGTATACAAACTACAATCACTGCAATTACAGATAATACAATCACAATTAATGTTGGTGCTGGTGGTGGAGCAGGAACAGGTGCTGTTGTTAATGCAACAGTGGGCGTGGGTGGAACACTTACATTTGCAGTTGCATCTGGTGGAACTGGCTACGTACAACCGCAGATCAACATACCACAACCATCATATGAGAACCTAGAGGTAGTTGGTGTATCAAGATTGGGCGTTGGTGCGACAACTGAGACAGGTAGCAATTTACTCGTAAGTGTTGACGTAGCAGCAGCAACTACAGTTGGTATCGGATCAACCCTTCGTGAAGTAACATCATTTAAGATTGCTAGACAAGGTTATGGATTTAGAAAGGGTGATGTATTTAAACCAGTAGGTCTTGTAACTGATCGTGGACTTGGATCTGTTGTTCAAGACTTTGAACTGACAGTTCTTGAGACATTTACTGATTCATTTGCATCATGGCAGTTTGGTGAGTTAGATAATGTTGATTCTATAAGAAATCTACAAGATGGGTCAAGAACAAGATTCCCATTAGAATTTAATAAAGAATTGCTAAGTTTTGAGACGACTAGCACTGAAATAGATCTTAATGCTGTTTTATTGATATTTGTAAATGGTGTAATACAGGAACCTGGTCAACATTATCAGTTTGAGGGTGGTACATCATTCACATTTAGTGAAGCACCAGAAGAAGATGATAAAATTGATATATTCTTCTATAGGGGAAAACGTGGAACTGATAGTGTATCTGTAAATATAATAGAATCTGTAAAGCAAGGTGATATTCTCACTTTAAATAAAAATGATACTATTTCTGGAACACTTACACAAGATCCAAGAACAATATACAATATCACAACATCAGATAAAGTAGAGACTAATTTATACACAGGATTGGGTATCAGCACTGCTCCTAGACCAATTAGTTGGACTAAACAAAAAGTAGACAAGAGTATTGCAGGTGTAAATGTATCTAAAGCAAGAGATTCTATAGAACCATTGGTTTATCCAACTGCTAGAATCATTAGTGACCTCTCTACATCTGGAACAGAATTATTCTTAGATAATGGAAGATTGTTTGATTACGAAGTTGGAAGTCCCATTAGTATTGATGCTTTATTAGTTAATACTTCAGGTGATCCAGTATCTGCAGCAATAACAGCAACTGTATCTGCAGCAGGTACAATCAGTGCACTCACGATTGGAAGTGGTGGATCTGGTTATACAGGTGCAACAGTTAATGTTAAGATATCTGCCCCAAGTGCGATTGGTGTAGGTGTAGGTACAACTGCTGCTGCTACTTTGAGTGTTGTGAATGGATCTTTATCTGGTACAGCAAATATTACTAATCCTGGTCTTGGATATACACATTCAATTCCACCACAAGTAATTACTGCCCTACCTTCAGTATCTCTTGAAAATATTACTAATGCTGGTGTTGCAACTGGATTCTCTGGTATCATTACTGGAATACAGACAGCAACAGGTATTGGTGGTAATCCACTTGCATTAGAATTCTTTGTTACTGATCCAAGTATTTCTGCTCTTGCAGCAAATAATAGGATACTAGTATCAGATACTGTGACTGGATTTGGAATAACATCTATTGATGGTCACAATTCATCAACAGTTGGTATAGGTACAACATTCTTAAATAATGTATATAAAGTTGACGCATTCTCAAGAGTTGCAAATGCAGGTATAGTTACTTGTAATGTTTTATCAACTACAAGTGTAGTGGGTATTGCAACCACTGGTTCAGCAACTAATCCTTGCGGAACATTATCATTCGGAAAAATTTCTGGATTTACAAGATCGAGTTCTCCAATATCCATTGGAGTAACTGGGTTAAATATAGATGCAGGTCTTTCTACCTTCCCAATATTACAGAGACGAGGGACAGGTTTAAGGGATACTGGTGGATTAAGTAAATAACCATAGTCTCTAACGTATAAATATAGAAAAAAACCCAATTCGATGGCCGCTATTGTAACAGATCAGTTTAGAATATTAAATGCTAGTAATTTTGTAGATAACGTTACAGACTCTAACAAT